TGCTTACCTTCGCCACGGTCTCGATGTAGCCGGGGGGCTCAGGCACGCCCCCCTTACGCAGCATCTCAAACCAATTCACGCAGATTGCAGCCGTTCGAGCATTCGCAGCTTCACACCGAACTCAGCCTTAGGCCTGCCAGTGCCGCGTTCTGTTGGCTTATAGCACCACTCGTCGTCAGGCACGCAGACTTCAGCAGTGGCCCAAACATGGTCGCAGGTTTTGCACTGTCGCTTTCGGCTGATGGCCTTTTCGCTCGTGTGGCGTGATTCAAGGACGCTGATCCAAGAGCATCCGCACTTAGGGCACTTCATCAAAAATCAGGAATGGTGGCGTTGAAACGTCCCCATGCGTCTTCCCACTCCTGCCACCCTTCAGGATCTGAGTTGATGATCCGCGTGCGATCAGGTCCGCACACCACCGTCACCAGATCCGTTACGACCAGCGATGGCTGGTGTACGGAAAGAAAGCTCCTGTAGGCCTGGAGCTGGGCAGTTGCTGGGCGTCTGCTGGAGACTCCCTTTTTACTAGATACCGTCTTGAGGTCGCCGAGAATCACCCGCTTGTCGTTGGGATCTGTAGTGCGCAGCAAGAAATCAAAGCTGCCGCCGATCCGTTTGATCTTGTCGCAGACCGCGTATTCAGTGGCCAGTGTCTCGACACCCTTGAACAGCGGCTCGTCTAGCAGCGGTTCAATCCACGGCGCCCACCTGTCGTCATAGATCGAACTTTCGCCGCGCAGAAACTCCTCACACAGGACGCGGTGAATGGTGCGGCCTCTTTCTGCCCATCCGTCAGGGCCATCCTTTGTGCGCTCGATGGCCGCCCGCTGGGTGGGCGACATGTCGAAGGAGAGCACGGTGCTGACGTTGTACGGCAGCCATTCACCGTTCAGCCTGTATTTGTGCTGCAGGGGGTAAAACTCCAGCCCTGGCACGGGATCTAGCTGAGTCATTTGATTTGCCCCTTTTGAACCCGTCCAAGCTTGCGTCCTTTGCGTTCGTCATATCCAGCCTGCGGGCTCAGCTGCGACCAACGCCGGTCAGCTTTGCCTACCCCGTGCAGGTATGAGCTGAGGGATTGACCGTCACGAGGGCCACTGCGGGGCAGTTTTGTGATCTTGGGATCCTGCTGTTCTGGGTCCATAAACGCTGGTTGCGAATGTGCCGCGATCATGCCACGATTTGGGAGCAACTGCCACAATCTGCCATGAAGCAAACAGGGGAGATACGTCTCCGGATACCCCAGGAGCTGATAGCCAGACTCGACCATGAAAAACCCAAAGTCCTGTCCCTAACTAGCTTTTGCGCTCTTTTGATTGAGCAAGGGATTGACAAATTTGACAGGGGTGCAAAAGTGCTCGTGTCCCCGGCTGCGGGACCACCACAAGGTAGCCTTCGCCCTCTCACAGGTAATAAGCCTTCGCTGAAGCAACCTGAAGGGAAGCCAGAAACTTCTCGAGAGCAGCAGTTACCTCCGCAGCCCACAGAGGATGTTTTGGGTTCTGCCCAAGAACCTGACCACAAAAAAAACATATATAAAGGTGTTAAAACTGAAATTAAGGTCGAAAAAGCGCGTAAATCACGCGCTAAAAAGACCAAAGGCACCCCTGAGTTCGAGGCCTTCTGGAAGCGGTATCAGGGCTGCCGCCATCGCGCCAACGGCCAGTCAAAACCCAAGGCAATGGAGCTTTGGGGCCAGCTTGTTCCTGACGAGCTACAACCTGATGACCTCATGCGTGCCATCGACGGCGCGATTGAAGACATCCGATCAAGGCAAGGTGTCGGCGAGTTTGCTTCACCGCTGCCCGACTGCTTCCGTTGGCTGCGGGATGAGTGCTACGCCGTCTACCTCGAAGACAACGCCCCCGCGCCCGCCAAATCCTCCATGTTCCTCTGATGAAACTGTTTGAACCCGAAGCCGCCGAGCACTTCGTCTTTGCCGTTGTCCCCATGAATGCCAAGGAAGGGGCCATGCCCGACTTCAAAGCAATTCGTGCAGGCGACATGGAATCAGCCCTGAATCAGATGGATGGTCGCGTCCGCCCAGCTGCGCCGTACTGCATGGGCCGCTTTGATCACCTGGGCCGCTACTGCACCTATTGCCCATCTGTTGAGGGCATCATGCCCGGCAGATTCGTTTTGCATCCTGCAGCTGATGCTGAATACAAAGCCAGCCGTCCCTACTGATGAACCAACTACAGGACATCACCAGCACCATTAAGACCCTGCGCGATGGCATCGCCAAGGGTTACTGGACGCTGGAAGATCTCGACACGCCACCACCCGGCAGCATCAGCAAAAACCACCGCAACCTGCTGCGCGATCAACCCAAGGCTGAGCAAGTCGAAGCGGGGCCAAGCCCGCGAGACTTTGCGCCGCCTGCCACCCCTGAACCTGAACCCTTTGATTTCTGATGAGCAACCTGAGCCGCATTGAATTCGACGCCACGCCTGAGGAACGCAACAGGCTGAACATGGAGGCAGCCGCCCACGGCATGTCGCGCAAAGAGCTGATCCGTGAGCGCGTCCTATATCCGCAGCGCGTCGCATCGCTCGGCAATGGCCGCGACTGCATCGACCGCGCCATTACTGCTGTCAATCGCCAGTACGGCGGCATCCCCAGGCACCAGCTTGAGCCGATCATCTGCACGGTGATCTGCGCGTTAGCAGCGGAGGGTTGACGCCCTCCCCCTGGTATGCCATATTGGTGTTGGAGAGATTCCAGCACCTCATGGACAATCACAACACCTGGCTAAACCTGTTCGAGTCCTTCGAGCGTCACCAAACTGAACTCGAAGCTCGCGACAGCCTCATGGTCCTTAACCGTGATATTCAGCCCAAGTGGGAGATCCAAGCCTTTCTGAACAACGAACTGCAGTGGGCTGACCCGGCCTATGACGACGACGAGCTGCAGAGCCTTAAGAACGCTGCCACTGAAGCTGGCTTCACCTACACCGTGGAGAAGGTGGACTGATGACCGTCAACCCTTACGCCCCGCTCCTGCCTTGGTGCGACACCATCGCAGAATCACCCGATTGGAAGGGTGGCGAATCCTCCAACCTCTTGATCTACCCCAACACCACCCAAGAGCAGCTCACCTCACTCTGTAAACACGCCAGCTTCTGCGGCTACAAGTACGCAGAAACTGACAACCAAATGTTCACCGATGATCGTTGCCTCTTGACCTTCATCAAGCCAAATTGATTGGTGCAACTGATGTCCAAACAGATTCCTTCGAAAAAGTTACAAGCCAGCATTTCCCCTGCTGACTGGGCGCTTGTAATTGAAGTTGCTGAAGCCATGACCATCACGCCTTCACGTCTTGGAGAAATAGCCATCAGAGAATGGCTTCTTCAAAACCGTCGCCGCGTGCTGGAGCACTACGGATAACCAACGTCGGGGAGCCTGATGCCTGAGCTGTCCCCCGCTCAGGCTGAAAGCCATACAACACCCAAGAGGGAAAAGCAGGGCGGGTTGAGGTCCGATCCATCCCCCGACACCACAATTCAAAACCATGGACCAAGAATCCCTCCGCGCTATTCAGAGACAGAATGACCTCAACGCTTGGCTCGAATATGAAAGACGGCTCAGAGCTGCCTATGCCCGCAGCCAAGATCCGCACCCTCGAAGATGGTTGCGTCAGGATTCAGGTCGGTGACGGTCCTGGTGCTTTTGTTGGCACCGTCAGCTCAATGCACCTCGTCGAACCAAAGATCGTTCAGCTTCAGACTTATTGGCTCAAAGCCCATCAGTCCTGAGCTAGCCTTGCCCCAAACCCCTGTTAACTTCAGGGCATGGCTAAGAAGTCAACCAACGCAGAAATCGAAGAGCGTGTAAACACTGTCTACAAGTTGTTGTTGCAGTCATATTCACGCTTTGAGATCGTGCAATACGCCGCGAATGAGTGGGGCGTGCAACCTCGCCAAGCTGATGAATACTTGGCACGCGCAAGACAGCTGATCGCTAAAGACTCAGAGATTGAACGGCCCGAATGGTTGGCCGCTGCAATTTCTCGTCTTGTGCAATATGAAAAACGCGCAGGCCGTGACGACAATCTGCAGACCGCAATCAAGGCGCTAGAGACCCAAGCCAAGCTGCTGCGCTTTGACATCTGATGCCACTGTTAACAGGGCTAACAGACTCTGAGCCGCTCCTAGCTTTCGCCACACCGCCAACACAAGAATCAGCGGACGGCCTAGTTGAACGCATCAAAGCTGATTTGCACCCAGGCCAGCTTGCCTTCGTCAATGATCAATCAACGCAGATCATTGGCCTGTCTGCAGGCTATGGGGCAGGAAAGACGAGATCCTTGTGCGCCAAGGCTTTGGCCCTTGCTATCGCCAACCAAGGCTTTGTCGGATGCGTCATGGAGCCAACAGGCCCACTGATTCGCGACATCTGGCAGAACGACTTTGAAGCGTTCTTGGAGCAGTACGACATCCCTTACAGCTTCAGGGCTTCACCCTTGGCTGAGTACGTCCTGCACCTGCCAGGGGGCGACACAAAGA